CATGTCCATCCCCTCTGGGTGCCCGACTCTCGGTTGGTTGCCATAATACGTGGCCAGTCGAGGGCTGTGCTTCTGCCACAATGGATTGGGCAGATCCTCTATCGGCATTGGCCCCCCCTTTATGACCCCCGTCATCTGGCCGGCGAAGATGTCTGCCACGTTTCCTTCACATTCCCCCATCACCACACCGTCAGCCCCCCAGGTCAAGGCTTCTTGCGCTCTGTCCCGATCTATGGTCACGTGGGGGCCTCCGACGGAAATGTACCCCTTGTATCCACTTTCCCGCAATGTCTGGACACACTCTCGCACGCCCCGAACGGCGTGCGTCAAACAGGTGAACCCCACGGCATCGATTCCTTCCCGCTCTGAGATGAGCCGCGCCAAGGCCTTGGGCTTCACCCCCAGCGCCTCCAGATCATATACCTCAACCTCATGCCCCGCCTCTTCTAGCACTGCCGCCATAATTGATAATCCCAACGGGGGATTCATGCGATAACGGATTCCATCATAATGATATGTCGGAGGATTGAATAGGCGGATATTCACTTAACCAGCTCCAGCCCGGCCCCGCTTTCTATCTCGGCCTGTATCTCCTCCAGCACGGGCTTCCAATATTTCTGGGTCACTAACTCGACATCGTAAGCCAAGGCTCCTTTGCGCGCCCTCTTCCGAACGTTTTCATCGCCTCGGTTCTCATAGGCCAGATCGAGTGAGTGCCGTATCTCATCGATGCTGGGAATGAACTGCCACGCGCCGTGGGGCGTGTAGAAAGGCTGCCCACTCACCATCCAGCCCGAAAAGCAAAGCTCCGTCATGCTGGTGCAATTGGTGACTATGACGGGGGTGCCGCAAGCCTGCGCCTCGACTATCGGGAGACCAAAACCCTCCCCCTGTGAGGGATTGAGCAGCACGTCCGCCGCATTGTAGAGATTTACCATGTAGCTATCAGGATAGCCCAGCACGTTCCAATATGGGTCACAGAATCGCACCGCGCTTGCGGGCATGTCCAATTTGTTGAGCAGCTGGATCAAGTCTAGTCCACTCCCCTGCGGCCCCGCGTGGGTATGTAGATAAAGGACGCTGTTCGGATGCTTCTTCACGAAATCGCGCCACACGAATAGCACCTCCGGAAAGCTCTTACGGCTGGGAGTGCCCTTGTTGGCGGCCACCATGACGGCGAGAAATTCAATCTTTTTCTCGTCCTCCAGCCCCAACGCCTTACGGGCCTCCGCTCTGTCCTTCGGCTTGAATAACTTCGTATCTATCCCATGCGGCACGTAACGGGGATCAAGCCCAGCCTCTTTCATCTTGTCGAATCCGAATTGGCTATAGGCGATGGGCTGCCACGCGGACTGCAAGGCAACTTTCAACTTTTCTGATAACGGATCATGATCGACGGGAGCCCAGGGACACCAGCGGAAACTTGTGGTGATGTGTGGATCGAACACCCATGCATCATAGAGCGTAATCACAATGTCCGCTTTCACGTGATCGGCGTGCATCCCAATGATGTCGTTCCCATGAACGGTAAATCCCAGCGGCATGACGCGCGTCGACTCCCCGTGCTCCGACACGTTCAGTGGCGCGCCACTTAATCCGTAATTAGCCCCCAAGATCACCTTGTGCCCCATCTTCTGTATACGCCACCAAAACAAATTGGTCTGATTCCCGTAACCCGTCTTGGTCCACGGAGCGTTGGACCACCAAAAGATTTTCATTTCGCCCCCTTGAGATCGAATAATGTATCCAATGCCTGAAGCAATTCCCGTGCGCGCTCCAGATCGACGAAGTCCAGTTCGTCGGACAGGAACGTCCCCTTGCCCTCTTGCCATTCTTTGATCAAGTCTCTTTTTCCATATAGTCTCTCGACTTCCCAATCCTCCATTTCCACCAGGACCGTTCTCTTGGATGAGTTCCGTCCGATGATCTCCATGTCGCCCCCCTTTTTCTTATATTGTCCCCTTGACGCGGCGGTCAGGGCGGGGGACGTTTCACCTTTTCGGCCTCATGGCCTAGACCGCCGCCTTGGCGCATTACGCGCCGACTCCGCTAACATACACAAAGCTCACGACAAAGTTCTTGGGCGCGTCAGTGCCGGTTTCGGCGTACTTAAATACGACATAGTCCCCGGCGTCCAGCGTTCCCTCAGCCATCGTCCACGACTGAGGCGTGACCGCCGTCCATGCTGGGTAAGTTCCTTCCGCGTCCGTCCCACCAAGCGTGTTGGTAAGAAGAGCTGTACCAGAACCAGCTGACCCGCCGTCCAGCAGTGCCACTTCGCAGCCGTTCGCGGTGCTCGCAGCCTTGGTAGTGTCAGTGCAACACCAAGCCTCAAGTATCTCAATCTTGGTCATCTCCGCAGGGACCCTCCAGATCGGCATACTCTTATCGCCCTGGAAATCCGCCACGGCCACCGAGACAGTATATTGAACGTCACGTCCAAACATTATTAACCTCCTTAGCTCACCGTCTGCGCGTCATGGATTATCTGGACACCCCAGGTGGGTCTCCAAACACCATGTGCATACATCATAGTCAGGTTGAGCTCCCAGGCACGTTTGGAGGCATCCCTCTCAGGCTCCAAGCGGACATCCCTTCGCAGATCGAACGCGATGGCTTGGGGATTGAAGATGGCACTGTAAGCGTCATCCCCCGAAGTCTCGCAATTCGCACTGATAAAAATGTCCACACCAGCAGCAGTGCCGACATACCAACGTCGCATCACCTCATCCTGGAACTCTGGGGCGTTGGTCACGGTCGCTGAAACGGCCGCCTCCTTCGCCATGTAGTGCCATGCAAAGGGATGTAGCACGGCATACCAGGGCCGGGGGACCTTATTCTTGCGCAGAATGCTGATCCCGGCGAAGAAGTAGTCCCAGGTCATCGTCGATCCACTCGCCCCAACAGTGCCCCCAGTGAGGCTGTTGAAGTTGCCCATGATGTCCTGATCTACAAGCTCCGCCATCCCCATGCCCATCTCGGTTGCCGCATCTTGTCCCGCGCGCTGGGGATCGGTCTCGCTGCGCCTGTCCGTTAGGATGATCTGCGACATCTTTTCCACCGGGGTCAGCGTAGCCAAATTCGTCTTGTCCCAGCGGGTCGGAGTCGCAAAATCCTCGGTCTCCTCCACGGTCACCGGAGTCACCGTAGGATACTGAGATAGAGAGCGCGTCTGATCGCCCTGCCCATCGGTGAAAGTTCGTACCAAACGGGCGGCGATGGTGTTCTCATGAAGAGAAAACACTGCGTCTTCGTAAATATTGTTGAAGTAACTATTAAGATCAGTTACTCTCGAAAGTCCCGTTGCCATATATCACCTCATTCCTTAGCATTGAGCATGAATACCCCCCCGCCATGTTTGCCGAAGGGAGACTCGCCCCTGCCAAAAAGTCTGGCCCGGCGCTCCGCGTCCGTCTCACCAGTCTCCTGACCACGGCCCGGATTCGTCGGTGCCATCTTTGATTGAGCTTGCAACAGATAGGGCTTTTCTTTCGCCAAAGCCTCCAGTGCTTCCTCAACGCCCTTCACGTCACCTTCCTCAACCGTCAGTGTTGAGAGGTCAATCATGCGATAAGAATCGCCCGGGTCGATGAATTTGCGCTTGGTTGCCTCGGTGATGACCGCGACCTTGATGAGAGTTTCCACCTGCTCCTGGGCCAGCCTCGCATTCTGCCTCTGGAGTTCGGCATATTGATCTTCCAACGCCTTCATCAGTTCTGCCTTTTTGTCGGCTTCGCTTTTGTTGGCATCCTCGATCTTCTTCAGCTTAGTCGCCGCCTTTTTCAAGTCGTCATAATCCGCATATTTCTTCTCCGCGCTCTGCCGCTCGCGTTGCAGTCGCTCCTTGATTATGCGATCCACTTCTTCTTGCGAAAAAGCCTTTGACGGCTCCTTTCGCGACTCGGTTTTGACCAGGCCCGTACCTGTGGCCGTATCCGTTACTGACGGAACGACATCCGCTTTTGAAGCTGTCATCTGTTTTTGCTCTGCCATTTCTAATCTCCGAGTTTATTCCGCCCTCGTGGGCGTTAATAGAAAACGGCCCTTCCTGGGCGGGTGGGCTTTCGCCGAGCCGTCCGAAAAGAGCCGAGACTACACTTTGTAGTGTGGGCCAATTATTCGTTTGTTACGAGGCCTGTTCTTCCTTCGCCAGTTGCTCCAATTTCTTTGCTATCGCCTCTGCTATCATGAGCAGCGCGCGCCGAATGGTCATCCAGAACTCGCGATCAGTCATCAGTATCGTCCTTGATGAATCTCACGCCAGAAGGCAAAGGATCTAGTCATCTCAATGAGGGCAATTCTTCTTCTGGCTCCCGTTTCAAGTCAGGAGGGACTTCGTTCTTCAAGATGGTCATTAGAACTCCCCCCTCCAGCACGCCGGACAAAAGGCCTCGACATTCTAGCAGAACTGCATCGTCATTGTCAAGTGTCAATTGAGCCACTGTCTGCTGAAACCGACAGCCAGAAGCGGGAGCCCTCAACCCAACTTCTTTGATTGTGCGCCCGACGAGGCTCGCCTTGAACTCCTCACATTCCGCTATCTTCTTTCGTTCTTCCGCTTGCACTCGCGCCGCTGCCATCTCCTCACGAATCCTGTCTTCGCCTTTCGCCACGCTTGCGCTTATCGTGGCGCGTCTGTTTGCATTTTCCGGTATCGGCCCGGAATAGCACCTCATTATCGCCCCCCTCTTTTTTTTACCTCATCCCCGCGAGTTGCAAGGTCATCCGCCCCGGCGTCATGTCATCCTCCCTCATCAATCTCACCAGCTTGCGGGCCGCCTTGCGCTTCTCGCTCGCAGGGGCGTCCGTTTGCGGCAATCGCGCCGCCGCGTTGCGCAAAGCGTTCTTGTTATAGGGCGCACCTGGCCTCGCTCTCACCGGCAGCTTACATTTGGCCTTGATCTTCTCCGCTCCTTTGGCATTCATGTCGATCAGACAAACACTACAATATTCACTGGCGTCCAATTCACCGGCCGGTTTCGACCACGCCGCATTTGTAAATGGCACTTCTCCCCTCCTCACGTTCGCGTTCAACACCCTAGCATGTTTCTTGTCCTTCGCGTTGGAAGAATGCCGCTTGAACTTTACTCAGCGCCCCACAGTAGCCACTAACTCTCGCAGCGGTGTCTCCGAAAACATCCGCCCCCAATCAGGATGAACTGTGGCCCTGCTCAACTGCGAAAGCTCAAACTTGCCCGCCTTCCAAGCCTCGTACTTGCCCGCCTTCATCATGTCTCGTTGTTGCGCTTCGGGTAACTTCTTAAACCATTCTACACCATCTCCAGGTGAAATGTCAAGTCCCGTTTCGGGCAAGCCCTCAAGCCCTAACTCCTTCATGGTTACGGTCTTCAGGACCGGACAGCATCTGCCATTGGGATGGTCGTCCATCGACTCCGTTAAGGGGAACTCCGTGCCATGAAGAGCAACACAGCTCATGCAAGTGCTTTCATCAAGATTGGCAAACCAAATCCATGACTTTACGATGTGCGCATTAGCTCGATAGCTCGCTAAACTTGCGCCTCTATACGCCCGCAGCATCTCCGTCCTGCTGATGGTGAGCGCCCTCGTCAGTGGCGTCCCCCAAGCCTTGTGCATGGCCCGCGCCGCCGCGACGGGGTTCTTCCCTTTCACGAGGTGCGTCAACAGTTCATCGCCTATCCCCCGCGCGGCGTCCTTCCCGAATGCCGCCAGCGTCTTGGTGTAGAGCGGTGAGGATTCCTGCAAGGCGGCCACCAACGCTTCCACGGCTTCGGACGGCAGGCGGTTGAACGTGGCCATGATCTGCGCCTCTGGTGGCAACTGCGTGAAGCTTGCCTCCACCA